TACTCCTGGGTCTATTGTAATATAGTAGTCAGTACCTGGTGTTCTATTACCAAACGGCAGTTCTACTCTATCAGCAAAAATTGAAGTGCTACTAGCAGGAAGTGTTTCTACAAGTGTGCCATCACTTTGATATAGATAGTAATTACCACTGCCAACTTCAAAGTTAGTTACTACAGGTTTGTCAGCAGCATTAAAGTCATCTACTCTCCATCTAATAAAGAAACTGCCTGTGTTAGGAACAAGCGGTGGTGCCAGTCCGCAACTGACGTCCCAACTTGGCTTGTCAACTGGCAATGCTTCTGCTATTAACAAGAAACACGTGCCTGGATCGCCTGGTGTTGGTTCTTCTGGCGGACAAATGTCAAACTCACAGGAGTTACAACCTACAGTAAAAACAAGTGTTTTACACTCTGTGGCACCATTATCTATTGTGCCTATTTCAAAATTGTTAGGTATTATTACACCGTCTTCAATTTTGTATTCAAGGTTACCTGATAGAGGAACATCAATGTCTGATGATGTAACATCGCCTGTAATTGTGTATGGTATTAGTAGCGTTTTGTCACAGTCTTCGTATTTTAGTTCGCTTGAAATCGTAACTGATTCACCAAAAATACCACCTGACGGGCAACTTGTGATAACAACATAATTGGCAAGGTTTTGCTGTGTAACCTGCTGTGGCACACTGTCTACTTCTATTGTTGCAACACCGTCTCCGTCATCTGTAACTGTTAGACCAGTCCCAAAGTTTAGATTTTTGGCTTTTTCAACTACAATTGAGCCGTCATCCTGGACTTTAATTGCACCAACAGCGCCTTGACTTGCTTCTTCTACTAGGTCAGTACCAGTTTCTTCTTCAAACAGTTGAAATACCCTATCAAACAAACTAATGCTGTCGTCGCCGCCAAACAGGTTATCTAACGCACCTAAGAGTTGTAATAAACCTAGTGCGGTTGCAAGTCCGCCTAGCCCATCTGTGACATCTGTATCTGGACCTATTGCGTCTGTAGTCTGTTGCGGTGTGTATTCAATTAAGCCACTTGGATCTGAAAAAGCACCTACAGTTGCTCTGTTAAATCCTCTTATTTTAACAAAAAAGTTGCCTTCTGAAATGTTGTCAGCGTCTCTGACTACAGTTGTGCCAGTAGGAAAAGTGTTACCATTTACAGGACGCTGAGTGGCAAACAGTGTATAACTTCTTTCGTCGTCGTTGGCAATTTCATCATCGTAGGTGATCCAGTATTCTAATCCTTCTACGATGCCTGATGGTGTGGTTGTTTCTATTTCTATTCTTGGACGTGCGTCTGTTTCAAACTTTGTTACCTGTGGAGTAGTAGGCGCACCTATGCTCCCTAATGTAATAATTCCATCTTCGTCTGTTCTTGTAAAACGAGTTATGTCTTGCAAGGTATAGACATCTGCGTCATATTCAAGTGCAATAATGTCAAGTGTAAGCGCACCTTCGTCGTCTTGGCGTTCTGTAACAGAAGTAATTCTAAACAGTTTGTTAGTAAAGCCGTAACGTGCGTTAGTTACATCTATGACATTACCAGCACGCAGCCCTAGATAGGAAAAATCAGTTTCAAATTCAATTACAAGATCAACCCTGCTTTGTTTTAGTTCAATAAAGCCCAGCAGTTCTGCTTGCACTGGTTCATTTATGTTGTCATAGGTAATATTAAGAGTAGCATCTGACTCATTTGGGTTTCTATCACTGGCAGGTATTTCTATTTTAACAAAGTCTGCTGAGTCTCTAAGGTCTCTGTGCGGAAACTCTACTTTTACAGCATTATAGAGATCTGTTAGTCCAGTACCTGCTACATTTACAGCACCTAGAATATTGAGATCTGAGAAACTGGCAACAGAAGACTCTGCCTTGTTTATTACAACGCTCCATTGCCCTTGATGCACATCAAAACTAAGCCAACTGGCTGCTGCGCTTGCAAGGTTTTCTGCGTTTTCTAACACTGGAGTTTCAGTATCAACCAAGCCATTTATTTGATATCTGTTTGCCAGTGTTTCACTGCCTAGGCCTTCATCTGTGTATCCTACACTTTGATTAGAGTAATTCACAAGCGTTGTAATTGTACTAGTGTCAATATCTGCTTGAGGTATGCCAGCACCATAGCGTGTGTTAGTAAGATAGTCAAACAGCACATCACCTGGGTTTGTCATTGTGCTTTCTACTTGAAACAGGAAGTCGCCTAGGTTAGTAACACCTTTGTCTCTGTTGTATTCTACTTTTACAACAGCAAATAACAGGTCGTTAGCAGGGTGTGTGCTTGCTGACCAGTTAGGAAATATGTCATAAGCGTTTGGCACTGTGCCTGAGTAGTTTTCAGGTATAACACCCGTGCTGCTGTTGCCTGCGTAACAGTAAACTTCAATCAAGCCTGATATAGATCTGTCAATTACGCCCTGTTTATCAACTGAATAGTCAGCAGTAATACCGTCACTTCTAAAAACAATGCGTTGATTGTTAATGTAGATGTCTTTGTAGGTGTAGGCAGTGCTAGTTGAGTCTGAAAACTTTGTGCCTGTGGTTTCTGCAAGTGCAAGCGCAAACCACATAGTTTTATTGTCAGCACTTAGGCGTGCGTCAAATAAGTTGCCACCAAAGTAGGCAGTGCCATACAGCACAGGTATTTTTGACTCTGCGTTTGGTTCAAGTTGCAGTCTAACACCCTGGTCTATGTTGCGTGTGCCTGAGTTGTTGTCTTTTATTGCGTTAGAACTCATCTTTCTAACAGCATACCCCAGTGCTGCTGTTTTAACCAGTGTGCTACCTAGAGAATTACCACCCAAAAAGCCCAGTGCTGACTTACCAAAGTTTACTATGCCACTCAAAAAACTCATTCAGGTGCTCCAAAGTTAAAGTTGCTCTTGGCAAGTGTGCCTACTCTTGCCATTGTTTCTTCTGAGTCAAAGTCTGAAGGATTAGTTCGTCTGCCTGCTATCTTGTTGTTCAACAGTTCCACAATTGAAGTAGCATTTAACACAATAGTAACAGTGCCAGTGTCATCTCCTATGCCTAAATCGTCTGATATTTCATAATTTGATACAACGCCCTTAAACATACCAGTAGGATTGCCTGATATTGACAGTAATTCTGCTGTATTGATGTCAAATATGCCACGCAGTATTTCTACTTCGCTGCCTTTCACTTTGTTATCAAGTATTTCAGGTATATTTTGGTCTGGAATGCCAGATATTGTGATTGAAATGTCTTTTGGCGCTGCTCTTAGTTCATCACTGCTTTCACTTACACTTACAAGTTCGCCTAATGCTTGATATGTCTGCCCTGCAAGCGTGATATCTCTGTGATAATCTGAAAATGTAAGCGTGTCATAGCCAGGAATAACAACTTTTACAAATAATGTGGTCTGAATAGCGTCAAAATTGGTTAAATCAAGGCTCATAATGCCTCCACAAACACAAAATTACCATCCCATTGTACTTGATCGTAGCCAAAAATAGTAAATTGTGGCAGTTCTACGCAGATAACCTGCCAAGATACATCCTGTCCAACTTGTAAAGTGTAACTTGAGTCTGCTTCTAGCACTGGTCTATGCACACGGAAGGTGCTATCTGTTGCTAACACGTCTTCTATAACAGTGTAAACACTGCCTGTAGTGCCTAACTGTATAAAATCACCTGCTTTGAAAACAAATCCTGAGGATATTGTTACACCACTCACAAATGTCATTTCGTTTGTGCCATCTGTGCTTACTACAATATTAGGTGCTGTAACATCACCCTGGTACTGAGAAATATAATCATGTCCTGAATTGTTTAACTGTATGGTATCAACTGTGGTTCTATCCAAGCCTTCTACCTTTTCTATAAAACTGCGGTTGTCAGAATATCTAAATCCATTTGGTAGCGAAACTGAAAACTCATATACCTGCCCACCTAGACTTGTGGTTTTTACTACACCTGAGCGGCTTACAGTTTGTGCAACTCTCTTTTTCTTTGCGATTGAAATTGAAGTTGCGTTGTCTATTACATATTGAAAACTCATAGTTATTACCTTCTAGTCTGCGGTTGGCTTCTTCTACCTTTTTCTGTTACAGCAAACATAAACTCTGGGTCTCTTGCTACCATTTGCTTGAAACTGTCTGCATCTACTGCGTTTATATTGTAAGTTACGTTTGAAGTACCAGCGCTGGGTGTAACGTTTGCTGGTCCTTGTACAAGTTCAGGGCCATTTTCGCCTACTACACCAAATCTACCTGGAGGAATCATACCGCCTGTAGCAAAGAAGCCGCCAAACAGGCTTCCTCCGCCGCCGCCAGTGCCGCCGCCACTGCCAAATATACCAAATGTCTTAGCAATTATCTGTCTTACTTGGCTGCGTAGTAGTTCTTCTAGTATGCTGGAGATAAAGCCTTTGAATTCAAACTTGCCTGTCTTAGCAAAATTAACAATAGCATCTTCCATGCCTTTGGTTGTTTTTTCAAACACTCTCTGTGCTGTTTGTGCAGCAT